TAACTCATTACTCTCGGTGACAAGGCTATGAATTCCGGCAGGATTGCAACGGCAATAGCTTACTATCGAATGAGCGAATTCTTCATGGTGGATGGTGATCCGGACAAGAAGAAATATTATAATCTTGCAACGGATATGTTTTACCAGTACTATGCAGATTATTTTGAAGGTGAAAAGGCAAAGATCGGAAGACTTGAAGTACCTTACGAAGGCGTCGGCGGCACCAAGAAGTGGGAACGGCTCGAGAGCTACGGTCCGAAATTCGTCGAGAACATTGTTCAGGCTACTTCGAGGGATCTGCTTATGAATGCAATAAAGACTCTCAGGTGCTGCAGTATCGTTGCTCACGTGCATGATGAGGTCATCATTGAAGCTGATCCACGCATGAGCCTTGATGCCCTTTGTGAGCAGATGGCGAGAATACCTCCCTGGGCAAAAGGTTTGCTGCTTCGAGCAGATGGATATGTTTGCGATTTTTATAAAAAGTCAGATTGAGACGTCAGATTTTACCTCCTGCCAGGGCTACCCGGTAGGAGGTGTTTTTTATGAACGTGACACAGATTACCGAAAATGGGATTGTCGCAACAGAAGTCCCGAAGCCGACAAATCAGGAAATGCAGACCGAATATGATTATATACTTGCTGAGCAGATGACAAAGAACCTTCTTTCAAAGGGTTTGATCACCGAAGATGAGTATAGGCAGATCATGGCCAAAAACCGCGATTCTTTCTGCCCGTTTATATCGAAGATAATGCAGAAATAGCTTGCTATTTCAGGCATTTAGAGTGATAGATACACTACCCCGATTTGAGAGGAGGCGAGACAATGAGACGGATAACAAAGATTGAGACGGCAAAGAACAGCGGCAGAAAAAAACTACGAGTCGCTGCCTATGCGAGGGTATCTACAGATTCCGAAGAGCAGCTTCTCAGTCTTGATGCTCAGAAGAACCATTACGAAACCTACATCAAGGCAAGACCTGACTGGGAATACGCAGGGTTATACTTTGATGAAGGAATCACAGGCACAAAGCTTGCGAAGCGTGACGGTTTGCTTAATCTTATAGCTGATTGTGAAAGAGGGCTCATAGATTACATCATTATAAAATCTATTAGCCGGTTTTCGCGGAATACAATCGATAGCATCGAGATTATCCGTAAGCTTTGTAACATAGGAATCTACATCTATTTCGAGAAGGAGTATATAACAAACGGCTGAAAGCCAGTAAAATCAAGACTTTCAGCCGCTTTTCTTTGTCAATTGTCGCTTATTTGTCGCTTAAATCTACTAAAAGATGCTAAATGATAGCAATAAAAACGGCAAGGGAAATCATCCTTGCCGTTTATTCTCTTTGCATCGCATCAACATTATTTGAGGATAATTTCTTGTTCTCTGCTTGCTGCTATTAAAGCGCTCTCGGCGGAAACAGTATGATTTGAATAAGTATTCCAATCTGGTTCATAGCTCGAATCAGCTTGATTGCCCCACATATCCCAATTTTGGCGATCCCCTCGCGCAAATAACTCAATGTAAGGCCCTGGTGAACACGCTTCAATCAAATTAACAAATTCATCCGGCTTGCGCGAATGTTCCCGTTTTTGTGAACGCAATAAATTGACCTGTGAACGCCCCGGCTGCAAAGTTCTATTATTTGCTCCCTTTACTCCGAAAAGCAAAATTTCTGTCACATTACGAAAATAGAATCCTACGCCACGCCCGTCAGGTTGCCCATCATGTCTGATTTTTTCCCATATCAAATTTGTTTTGTACTCAAAGCCCCATGCTTTCATAACTTCAAGCCCGTCAGGCAATAGAGCGTTTGGCACCCATAAATACAAATGGCATTTTTCATCTGATATTTCATTGACTGGTAACTTTTTGATTTGTGTAAGGGTCATGGTTTCATAGCGTTTTAACCGTTTGTGTTCGGGCGCAACTTTACCCGTCCTATTTTGAAACTGCCATGGGGGATCTGCGTATATTGTTTTATACGTCTTTCCATTGGTAAAACTACGAAAATTTTCTATTGTAGAGTTTAAGTTTTCCATTGCTTCACCCCTTCACACAGGCTTTCTTAATACCTACTGCAAGAATAGGGCAGCCGCCGTTTCTTCGTGATTTCAAGCGTGGGGTCAATTTTCCCATCCATGTAGTTGAGGCACCATGTTTTTTCATAATCGGCACGCCTTTTGCATCAAGTGTTTGCCTGAATATATCGTTTAAGTCTTCGGCACGCGTAACAATGATACCTACTTCAATCAGGCCGCAATCAAAGTACGTTCTCATGGCTAATAAATCGCGGTCGAAAGTTTGATCTTTGCTGTTCCATTCTAAATCAAAGGCTACCTTATTTTTAACAAAATCGATATTATGCCCGTCTATATATCCGACAATGGTTTTTTCATCAAAAGGTTCATCTGAAAAGCGTCCACGTTGATTTGCTCTGCGTGGGTAAAGTTTCACTAATAGATCACCAGTAATTTTTATCTCCCGCCATCCATATGGATATAAAACATCATCGAATTTTTTCGGAATAGGGCTTTCATTCCCGCCACCCTTGATAATGTCATCTGCCGTGATTTGAAGCTTCTGTAAGCACTCTTGAAGCTCCTTCCATTCCTTTGGGAATGCGTCTGTCAATATTTCAATCGCATGACCGTAACTTTCAAATTCAAATCTATCTGATAGCCCTTCGGGGATATATTTGTCTATTTCCATTCCAGTTCCCACTTTCGTTTTAGTTATAATTGTCAATTATTATAACATAAACCGTGCAAAATTGAAATAGATAGTTTATTATTTTCTCGATTTGCAGTATAATATAATATCTTTTTTGTAGCCCTCGAACGTGTCTATCCGGGTAATTTCGTATTCGGCGCCGTTATAACGCACCGTGTTTGCGGTTGTTACGTCGCTCCGGTAGGTTATCTGAAACAGGACGGTTTCTTCAACCTGCGTGACAGTGCCGTATAATTCCCGGGCTGATAGCTGCCGGAAATATGCCCACAGCGGAGCGTCCGTAATAGGCTGATAGGAAACGCTGCTATTACCATATTTGTCATGCACATAGGTTTTTGCAAGGATTTCTATTTTCTTGTCTTTCAGCTTCATAGCAAAACCCCCTTTCATATGGCCTGCGTGAATTCCTGTAAATGCTCATATAGTCCGACATAGCAGTCAAGCAAGGCCGCCGCGCCGTCTATGCGCTGCTTTGGGCTTTGATTCTTCACGGGTACAATGTTTCCGTTCCTGTCCTGCTGTACGCCTGTATTCGTCAGGCACCATTTCAAGACGGGGTTATTGTTATAGTTCACCTTATGGGCGGCAAGGTCAGCGCCCAACATCTGCATGGGCAGGGACAGTGTTTTTGCTCCCTGTATGCAGCGCACCATGTTAAAGCCCTGCATTTGCATTTCCTCAACGAAATAGCGGGCAGAATAGCTATCGTAATATATCCATGCAGGAAACAGGTCATATTCTTTGACGATCTGGGCAAACCATGCTGTTACATCCGCATAATTGATACTGTTTCCGGCGCATAGTCTAAGCAGCCCCCGTTCAAACCATTTGTCATAGGGTATCTTGTCCCGCGTGACACGCTCTTGCAGGTTGTCAGCGGGCAGCCAGTACATTTGACGAACATATTTTTTGCTGTCCCCGCGCTTCATAAACAGCAGGCTTGCGGCGGTCAGGTCGGTTGTAATAGAAAGGTCTGCCCCGCCGATACAGTACGCGCCCCGGAATTCTTCAAGGTCGAACGTATCTGTATTATTGATTGCGTCAAAGGATAGCCACGCCGTTTTGACCGTTTCCCGGATATTGAATTCCTTGCAGAGAACGCCGGAAAGGTCGTTCGGGTTCTGCTTTGCCCGGTTCACCTTGATTTCAAGGTCGTCTATCTTCTTGATTGCGCCTAACGCCGGATTGGCTTTTATCCATGCGCCCGGGTCTGTCCATTCGTCCCGCTTGTCCAGTTCGTAAATGATCGGCAGAAAAGTATCATCCGAAAGTACGCCGTCCGCGACACCCGTAGCGTGTTCATACATTTCATCAAAGATACATTCCCGGACGGTTCCTGCGGTCGTTATCATGACAAGCAGCGGTTCCCGGCGGGCGCTCTGTGACTGCCGCATGACTTCATAAAGGTTTCTGTCCTTTACCCCGTGCAGCTCGTCCATGATAACGAAAGACGCATTCAATCCGTCAAGCGTATCAGAATTCCGGGAAAGCGGCTGTAACTTTGACATAGCAGGTTCATAATACAGGTCTGATTTCCTCTTGCGCATATGCTGGGACAGTTCCGGCGACTGTTTCACCATGTTCAAGCATTCGTCAAATAACAGGCGGCTTTGTGCGTATTTCGTCGCCGTGCTGTA